CCCTGCCGGTTTATGAATCATCAAATAAGCATTCGAAGGGATCTCCAGCTCATCACAAGAAAATACTATCTGTGTCGCAATGCTGGCAGCAATCCCGTCGACAACGGCTTTAGTGTATCCGTCGTGACGTTTCAGCATGTTAGCAATGGCCACACCAGCAAACACATGCCCACCGTCGCTGTTAACATAAACAGTTAAGTTCTTACCTTTGACACTGTCTAATTGTTTTTTTATTTCTAAAGGATATACATCTGAATCGTCTTCCCCGCCCCAATTCCAATTATCGTCCCTGATAGCACCATAGATATAAATATCAGCACTGGTCTCTGTCTGATTTCGAATGTCCAAGAAATTCGTTTTTTTGTTCAATTTATTCACCCCCCTTCGTATACGCATTACCTAATTTATCAAGGTCAGTATATGACCCGTTGACAACAATGACGTCACCGCCCGGTACGGGAGGCAATCCAGCTTTCTTTCTCGCTTCGTTGATCGTATAAATACTGCCGCTGACATAGTTTCGCAAAGATTCAGACTGTGTTTTAATATCACCTCGTAAAATAGTGCCGACATTAAACTGATAGCTTAACCCTTGTTCAATTTCTTCATTGGTTAAAAGTTTGTAATTTAATTCTTCCTCCCACTGCGTAAGAATAGCCAGTAGCGTATCGACGTAAAAAGTCAGATTCTGCATTTCGCTGTTGCTATAACTGCTTTTATCGTAGTTATTCAAATGATTCGGCTTTATACCGAATGCCGCTGCGACTTGCAGGCTACTAAATTTCTTCAGCTCATAAAACTGACTGTCAGTAAGTTTCAGATCCAACGGGACAATGTCAAATCCTAAAGGCAAGGGGATTATTCTGTCGCCACCGCGACCACCGAATTCGGATAATTCTTTTACTAAAGACGCTTTTTTCTCCTGACTTAGATCACCAACAAATTTAACTACAGCACTGGCGGTCAAGCCTTTTTGATATAAGTCATTTAAAAAACCTTGCGCGGCTTTATTACCCTCCATATTTCTCGCCAATACTTCGCGGACACACATTCCGACAAGACCATCTTGTGATAGGCCGCCTTTCAAATGTAATACATCAGAAGGATTTAGCCAGTAATTTCGACCGTCTTTAGGATCAAAATACCGATAAAAAAACGCCCGACTTGTAAAATCCGGCGTATCAGCTACCCATATTTGAACTTGTCTGCTGTCTAATGGATACAGCCCTTCTAATTTTCCCGCGGCGTCATGTTTGATAAACGCATATGCGTTACCGTAGTGATTCCGCGAATACTCCATTAGCACCTTGAAATTAAACGGCGTCATATACCTGTTAGGCCTTACCTTCACGGCACGATAACTGTCGTGCGTAGTTATCCTGTTATTTTCACCATCTTGAAGGTGAATTGATAATTTTCCCAGTGCTTCAGATAAAACTTTTAAACATGTGAAATATGTTATCTCTGATAGATCTGTCCCGGTGTAACCCGCCGCCCGTGATTGAAAGAATGAATTTAGCTCTGACAAACTAACGCTATTACTAACATTCAGTTTTCTTTTCGCTTGAAACACGTCGATTTTTTCGACAAGTTTATTGAATAAACTCACGTTTTAACACCCTCCTTTCTCTGTTTCATAATGGCCTCCCATGTGTCAAATTCAGCGTTTGCATCGTATGGTGTTCTGTCGCAGTTTAAGAACATTATTTTCCACGCGTCTATAATTGAATAGATCGGATCAATCCGCGCGCCAACAGTTTCTTTGACGATTTTAATTTCACCAAAGCTATTTTTTACAAGTTCTGCGTTTGCAGCAGACCATGACAACAGTGAATTTCTACGGTCATACAATATTTGACCGGCTTCAACAGACTGTCTGAAATCAATCGTACAGTCATTTAAACTTTTCGCTGACTGAACTATATCAATTAAATCGCAGCCTAGAAAATCAAGGTCAGATAAAAACGCACTGGCATTATGATTGTCATAACCAACTGCAAGAATTTTCAGACCATGCTTTTCAATCAGTTCTCTCAAATGTGTGAGAATGTACTTATAATCTGTTTTCAGCCCGAACGCTCCTGATGTTAGGGTTAAAAAGCCTTGATTTACCCATACCCTATAAGGGGCTTCGTCAGTTTTTTCATGTTCTAACAGACGTAGTTCAGGCATAAACGAATGAGAATAGATATATACTTTCTGATCGTCAAGAGGAAAAACCATTCCTATACTGGTTAAGTCCCCACCCTGCGATAAATCAATACCTAAATAACATTCTCTGCCTTTCATGTCTTCAAGCGTCAAATCTGATTCACAGTGTTTCCATTTTTCAATGTCCAGCAGTGAACCTTCCGAATAAGTCACCCAAATATTCAAAGACTTTGTCATAAAATTCAAAAGTTCGGTATTCCCTTTTTCCTTAGCTTCCAATGCTTTTTCCGCCATACGTTTAATCTTTCCTTGATCCAAAGTCAAATCATCAAACCAAAGGTTTAGCGGATTCGCTTTTGCCCAGTTTTCAGGTAACCACATATCATCATCTTTATTCATTTCAGCGATGTATATGAAAAGGGATTCTTTCACTATAACCCCTTCTAAAACTTTATCGCAAAATTTATACTGCTCATAACATGCCCCGTTTAAATCAAAACCTGCGGTAGTAATCGCCATTGTCAGCGCACTGTCAACCATTATCTGACCGTCAAGCATGAGCTTGTACATCTGATTATTTTTATGAGCATGATACTCGTCTACAATTGCAAGAATCGATCTGAAACCGTCTGCACTTTTGGTATCTCTACCGATTGCTTTAATTTCTGTTCCAGTTATTTTACTTACGATAGTACGGTCATGTTCTCGAATTTTATAAAGTTCTTCCAGTTCCGGATCTGATCTGATAAATTTTACGATTTCGTCCCAAACTATATTTGCCTGATCCTGTTTTGTCGCTGTACAGAAAACACGTCCAAGATGATAACTTGAAAAAGAAGCGATATCATTCGCAATCTCACCAGCCAAAAAAGATTTACCATTTTGCCGACCGACCTGAACATATGCTTCCCTGTACCTTCTTTCTTTAGTTCTTTTTTTTCGCCAACCGAACAGGCTACCGATAATGAAATTTTGAAACCCTCGTGTGCAAAGCGGTTTCTGCATGCTTCCTTCCGCTATAGTTAATTCATTAGCGAGATTGATATGTTTTTCAGCTTCATCTACATCGAACTTATAATCAAAGTTTTTACGTTTCAAATCATCAAGATGACGTTTACAAGCTAAATACTCCTTGCGACCGGATATCCTCTTACCTGATACAATTAGTTTCGCGTAAGCCGTTGTACGATCAATCATTTTTTAGCATACTTTAAATACTTATTAGTCGCCGGCATTTCTTCGCAAGGAACAATCAATTTCAACCTATCAGTTGTCGCCAATCCTAATTTTGTAGAACACTGCATGATTTGTTTAACGTATTTTTCCTGCGCCAACACATAAGGGCTAACAACTTCGTAATTTCCGTATTTAGTTTCACGATCCCCGGTAAGTCCGTTTTCAGTGATAAACATCGTAGCTTCAATATATCGACTATAAGCATTTGAATAAATTGCAAGAATAGAAAAATCCAAATTATCAAGCAAATTTATTTTCCCAGCTTCATCAACAACCCGCGAAAATTCAGCGGCGGCAAACACGTCCAACCAGCTCGGAGGAACCAACCCTGTCCGAGAAAGTTTCAGTTTTTCTTCCTGTTTTAACTTAGCTTGAATGGCTTCTTTGCCGATTTTTCCAGTGGCGACACTTGCCGATTTCTTCGGTCTGCCTCCCATGAGCAGCAGCTCCTTTCTTTTCAAAATTTCATTTTTGGCGATTTCTCGCAAAAAAACACAAAGCGCGGTACTGTCCAAACTGGGTGAAAACTTTTTTGCCCTCCCCCTACCCTCCTATGTAAATTTGTAAAAATTTTTCTAACTTTTTTTGCAACATTTTCTTTTCATAACCACCACGCAAATAAATACGATGTATAGCAGCATGACTTTTCGAACTGACATATAACAGATTGTTTACATCAAACCTTCTATCAGGTGCTTCGTCCGTCTCATAGATATGATGACATAGCCGGCCGGGAACAATACGTCTTTCAGTCATAAGAATATAAA